AGCAGCCTTTTCTGCCTTGTCATCTTTCTCGGCAGTTGATTCTTCAGATAACAATGCTAATTTTTTGTATAGATTCAAGAAACTTGATTCTTTCATGGCTGCTTCTTGCTCTTCGTCTGCGTCTGCTGCGGCTACTGCGCCGTTTGCTAATGGATTGCTTTCCATACCATCTTCGTTAGTTGCACCACCTTTTGATGCTCCGCTAGCCGCTAATGCTGAATCAATTTGTGCTCCAGCCTCTTGACTCTGCTCGTAACCTTCACCGTCATCTTCGCTCACTGAATCTGCTTCTAATTGATCTGGAGTTTGTACTTCATCTACCATTTCTTTATTTTCGTCACAGCCGCACTTTGCTTCTGCCATGCCGCACTCATTGCAAACCTGTTCGTCTGCATGATCGTGGCTGTGTTTTTCATCCCTGTGATCATCTCCAGATACTTTCTTGATTAGATCCATCATACCTGCTTTATCATCATAACCACCGAACTTAGGAGCACCGTAATCACTTATTTGTGCAACTAATTTTGGCTCTTCAACAGATGCTTCTGCATTACCCAATCCACCTAAGCCTACTTGCTTGATGAATGCTAACAACTTACCAGCATCATCACCTTGTGCTGTGACGCTTACTGTGTCTTCCATTGCGCCACCTGGGCCATCTAAACCTTGGCTCATGTTAACGCTTAGACCTTCATTCAATAGATCATTCAACTGCTTGTCTAATGATTCGAATGCAAATGCATCCATCTCTAATACTTCTTTATCTTTGAATGTCTGACCAAATGCATTGAAACTATCACCTGGAGTTGTCTTGGCTTTGTGTTGCATGTAAGCAGTCTTATCCATCTCGCCTAACGCACCTTCGTCAGCGCCGTAAGAAGCCATATCATCAACGATGTCTGCTTCTGACTCTACTTCGCTAACTACTAGTCCGCGATTTGGCATCAAACCATAGCACTCATCAAGACCTTCTTTGAAACCGTCGTGATAACGCTTGTGTTCTTCTGAACCTTCGTTATAGCGGCAAGCATAATTTGACTTGCTCAATCCGTGTGATTTGCCTTCGTGATAGGCTGCTTCTAATGTGTTCATAGCTTCATTTACCTGTTTAGATTCTAATACATCTGGATTACGACCTCTGCCTAATCCAGCGCCTTTTGCTGACATATTATCAATTGTTGGTTGATCGACTTCTTTTAATGCCGCACCTTCGCCTTTTTTCCAGCCGCCTTTGGCGCGCAATGCGAAATTGATTTGTCTTTGTTTCTTTGCTTCTGGGCTATCCTCACCATGAGGACCACTCTTCTTTAATTTAGCAAGCATTGACTTTAATTCTTCAACGCTCTTATCTTTATATTGACCAGTTGGTTTTACTTCAGCATCACCTGCCCACTTCTCGTCAAGCATTGCTGATTCTGGATTATCTTCGGCTGCTTCATTCTTGCCATGCTTCTTGTTATACATGCTCCAAGCGATAGCATATGCTCTGCCTTCTTCACCTGGGAATTTTTTCTTCAATGATAAAACAACATCTTCCATTCCTGGAGGTGCCTTTTCCATCATTGGCTCTTCTTCTTTTAATTGATCACCGGCTAATGACATCTCGCCTTTACCGATAGCACTCTTAATAGTGGCGGCTAATGCAGGATTTGACACAGTACCTAAAGTCTTTGTGCCTTGCTTGATGACTTGTGTTGATTGCTTTGCAGGCTCCATAGTGATCTGCTCTGCTTCTGATAATAATTTTTCAGTTTCAACTTTCTCAAACCAATCTTTTAAAGATTTCTTTTTATCTTTAGCGGCTAATGCGGCTTTCTTGGCGCGTTCTGCGGCTGCTTCTTTATCGTGTGGCTTATCAGATGGCTTAACGTCTTTATCGTAAGCATCTTCTTCGTTAACCATCTCTAAGAATTTTCTAAAATCCATTTTAATCTCCTTACGCCAATGCGCCAGTCTTAGGCTTTGCTGGACGCTTGATGTCACTCATTGGGCTCTTATCACCCATTGACTTGTCATCTAGGTATGGCTTGAACGGATCAAATGCGTCCGGTGTTTCTTTAGCGGCATATGGCATCATGATCTTGCTATCTTTTGCTTGATCCTTGATGCTAGATAGATATGAATCAGCATAATCTTTATTTGCCTGCTCTGCACCGCTTATCTTATCGAAATCTTTATTGTTTGGTTCCATCTGGTTAGCATATTCTTCTTGCTCACGATTGATGCTATCGTCATACTTGCTATCAACCAAACGAACATAATTTAAATTATAGCCTAATAATTGTGCCAACTGTTGTACCATTGGCTCAGTGCATGGATAACGGAACTTGCACTTTAATAGTGTCACTGGTTCGTTATGTACGCCGGGAAAACCATAGACATCTTTCGCTATAGGAAGTGTCTTAGGTGTGATAGGGGCGGCTGGTTCAAACTTCTTTAAATTGAAGATAAACATGTCAATGAAGTTCTTGTCTATTTCCCCTGCGATCTTGATAGTAACATCGTACAAATGTACGCTTTCTGCTATGTATTGTTTTAGGCTTTTCATATCTATGTTCCCGTATCTAATATTTATCATTTATCTGTGTTTTTATCTAGAAGTGCCTTGAGTATCTCATTACGGTCTAACGCTTTACCCTGTCCCAAAGGTGTTGCTTCTATCTTTTCTTCTTTGCTGGCCTGCTTTTGATCAAGTGATGCTTTCTTTAGTTGCAACTCAATCATCTTTAATTTCTTACTGACTTTAGCAGTTTTAGCAGTAATAGCATGTCCTAGCATAGTGCCGGCTACCCCGAATATCTCGCTACTGAAGCGGCTATCAACTTGCATACCTAAATCCATCAAGTCTTTATAACTGTTCTGAGCTAGGTTTGCTAATTCATCCATCTCTACATCAGCAGATTCCAGACCCCTTACTTGGGGTAGTGCATTCTCAATCTTTTCTAGATTGTTTAGAGCAGTCTCGGTAACTTCTTGCGTGTCAGGAGGAAGTTCAAGTTCAGGCTCTTCTGCGCTGGCTAAATTAAATAGTTCTTCTAATTTCTTAGTCATCGACTATTTATTTGCGTTTACCCTTGTAAAACAAATCATCTTCAGTGATGACTCTAAAGGTACAGCCTATCCTCTTGCAGTAGGCCATAGCCGCCGCCCATTTAGCGTGATTTAATGCTACTGTAGCCCTGTCTTTTGCGCTTGCTACTTTGCTCTCTATCAGACTTTGCTTTTTAGGTTTGATCTCTACGACTTCAGCCTTTTGATTGCCCATTTTATCTTGATAGACTACAAAAAAGTCTGGGATATAAACTGTCTGCTTACCTGTGAGTGGGTTTCGATATGGTATCTGTATCGCTTCGCTGGCCCATTGTATCACGCCATCATGATTATCGCAGAACATCATGAATGTTAATTCCCAGCCACTGCGATATTTAGGTACAGATTTACCTACATACTTTTGTTTATTTTTTACCTGATAACGACCTTGTGCAAAGTTTGCCATATCATAGAACTACATTTCTTGCTACAGGAAATACTGGTCTTGGAACAACTGCCACACCGTATAAACTTACTTTGCTCTTAAAACTATTCATGTAGTAAGCCATAGTCTGACTTAGTTCTACATTGTTATTTGTGCCTTTGATGTTTTGAAGTAATTCTAACGCATCGATGCCTGAATCTTGTGCTACTCTGAAAAGAAATGCTGTGAAGTTGGCTGCTGTTTTTGCGTCTGCACAAACACTAACAAAATAACTATGCACTACATCATATTGATTGGTAGGCACTGTCATATTGATATTATAAAAATTATCAAATATCTTTACTGTTCTATCCAGTGATTCTTGTTGTGTATAAACTAATGGCATATTACTTTCTTACCTGTGTTCCTGCAGTCGGTGTGGCTTCTACTGGGTTTGGTGTTGGTGGATTTGCTATTGTAGGCGCACTTGCTGTACCTATGAAGTAAGGTGTTACTGAACGATCTGGAATATCAAACAAAATATTTCTGTTAGTACTAACCGGGCTTCCAAATCCTCTATTAGATGGGCCTAACATTTGTTTTAATTCTTGTTTAAAATTTGCTTTTACCCTATTTTTTTCAAAATTCTTAGCAATACCGCCTGCCGCAATTGCAGCCTCAGCAAATTTGCCATCTGCTAATAAACCTTTAATATAATTTCCTTGATCTAAAAGACCACCCGGTCCCAAAGTGTTATAATTTGAACCAGGTTTCTGAATAGGACTAATAGTATTATCATAAGTCGCCTGATCACCAAATTGTGTAACAATATCGCCTGGTGCTCTTCCGTCAATAGCACCTTCATTATAAACTACAGTCTCATAATCGATAGACATAGTGTTTCTCATCACACCGCTACCTTCTTCATAGTTATATGTGTCGTGACCGAAACTTGTGATGATAGGATTAATCAAGGTATATGCTGTGAAATTGTTTTGATTGAAACCGAACACAGTTATATTTTTAAAGAAGGGTACCTTCTTTCCATTTCTTGTATTGCTTGTCTCACCTATATAACCCCAATTGTCATTGCCTTGAATGCTATCGTTATAAATGTTATTGACATCATAATCAGCATTCGTAGTACCTGGAGTAGCACTTGTTCCTGCAGGCTGGGGCGGAGATCCTCGCTTGCCTAAAAATACAGTAGGTTTAGTTGCGTCTGCGTAATAATAAGTGTAATAAGCATACCACAATTTATTAATCGTGTTGCCATTATCATCATGAAGAGTGATGCTTACAGGATCATAACGCAACTTAGTTTGTATGATTCTTTTACGATTATATTGATTTAGTTGTACAGTATTAAAACCAAAACTAGGTAACTTAACATCTTTTACTAGTATACTATAGTTGGTATTAACTCCTGCAGGGTATGCTTCAGGATTGATATTGAAATAGGTGTGAAATAAAAATTTATATTTAGGAGCATTCTGATAAGAATTGCTCCTAAATGTTTTTGCCGCGTGGGTGTAATCTCTGAGATAATCGTTGCCGAAAAATCCCGACAAAACATCTTGAAAGAAACCTGACATATCAGGATATCCTAATTATTGGTTTGTTCCGCCGTTACCAGTAGCAATACCTCTACCATTATCTGCTGCAATTCTGCCGATATCAGCACCGACACCGGAATCAATTGGTGTTTGTATTGCATTATCGTAAGCAATAGCCAATGCAATAGTTACGGCTTCTGATGTTCCGTAGTTCAATGTATTGTAGTTTGCTGACTTGAGGAAGCAACCATATAGTTCCCATTTTTCTAGTACTTGTGGAACGAATTCACCGTTACCACCATCAAGAATTTCGATGTTAGTCTGGAACTTATAGTCTTGGCCGCTAGCGGCTGATGCCTGTTGCACAAAATCTAATTGCTTCTGCAATTGCTGACCAACTGCTCTTGCTACTGAACCTGAAGCATCATCACGAACGTTGACGTTGATATCTGCCCATGTGTGCTTACCTGCAAGTTTAATAGTTGAGTTATAAACTTGTAATGGAATTTCAGCGAAACTTAAGTTTGGACGACCAACGTCTACAACCTGTTTAGTTAGGCTTAGACCACCTGCCGCGTCAACACCAAAGTTTAAGAAATTAACTCTGAAACGAAATTGTAGTTTAGGCATTAACAAGCCCTGATTGCCACCGGCATTATCAGATGCTACTGTCATGTTAAACAATGATTGTGAGGCTGTTGCCATTTGTAAATTCTCCTACTGTATAGTATTTATCATGTTTGAGAGCCCCTTACGAGGCTCTCAATATTTTCTATTACGCTCCTGACAACTCACCTGTGTTCAAGATACGAACTGGAATATAGATGAATTCAGCAGCCTTGACAGGCTCAACTGCGACATCGATCCACAATTCGTTGCGATCTATTCTAGCAGGAGTGTTGTTACTCTCATCACAGACTACCAAGTAGTCATAGATGCCTCTCTTAGCAACAAGATCGATCATTAATGTTTCGACAACACCAGCGATCTGCTGACGAGTCAATGCATCATTTGGTTCGAACACGAATGGTCTTGCCGCTATAGTCAATTGACGACGGATGTAAGCAACAAGTCTTGCGACGTTTGTACGATCCAATGCGCTCTGACTATTGAATGATGTCTTGTTACCATAGTTCAACAAGCCGTTACCAGTGAAGAACACTAATGGGTTGATGAAGTTGATATAAAGAACATCACGGATACCAATGCGTGTCTTAATGACTTGGAACTCACCAGTATCACGGTTTATGTAACCGATATTCAATGCGTTGTCGATGATACCACGACGAGTACCTGCTGCCGCTAACCAAGGATAAGCGACTGTATCGTTACGCAAGAATGTACGCAACATCATATGTGATGCTGGAACTGCTACTTCATTACCGCTCAAGTCTAATGCGATACCACTTGGATAGAACAAGCCAAGATAAGTGTTGCGAGTTACACAACCATCTTCACCTGTGCTTGTTGCACCTGCGGCATTAGTTGCCCATGCTTGAATTGCTGTTGCATCTTCTGGTAGACCCATTGGAGTATCACCTAAGATGTAACCTGTCTCGCCACGATCAGCATTCAATACG